AGCGGGCTTGTAATGGGTTAAGTGATAACAGATGTCTGGAAATATAGGGGCAAATCCACTGTATAGCTTCAGTGATTGCGATTCGCCTGTCTCGGCCTAATCCAAACTCTTTACCCGTCCTTGGGTCCCTGTAGCAGTAATATCCATTGTTTCTTATATAAAGGTTAGGGGGTAAATCCCGGCGCTCATGACTTCGCCTTCTTCCCATTTCTGATCCTCTTCAAAAGGCTACCTGTTACTGGTCGATTTAAGTCAACCTTTACCGCTGATTCGTGGAACAGATACTCTCTTCCATCCTTAACCGGAGGAGGGAATATCCTGCACTCGCGTACCCATCGACGAACTGTTTCAAGGCTTCTTGGGCGTCGCTGGCGTGCGTTCCACTCCTGAAGTGTCAAGTACATCGCAAAGTCTCCGCAATTACACGCAAGAAAAAACCGCCATCAGGCGGCTTGGTGTTCTTTCAGTTCTTCAATTCGAATATTGGTTACGTCTGCATGTGCTATCTGCGCCCACAGCATCCAGTGGTCATAGCAGTCGCTGATGTTCTCGGCTTCGATAACTCTGTTGAATGGTTCTCCATTCCATTCACCTGTAACTCGGAAGTGCATTTATCATCGCCATAAAACAAAACTCGCCGTAGCGAGTTCAGATAAAAGAAATCCCCGCGAGTGCGAGGATAGTTACTTGTTCATATTATTAATCGTCAATGTATTTTGAGCATTGTGGGCAATCATCGATCCCACAATACGATTCATATGCATCCTTTATTGCGTCGCGGGCTTCAGTAAGAGTATTGAATAAGTTGCAGCTATTATCTTTTTGATATAGGTAAGTTCCTAATTTATAAGCAGAAGAAGCATCATTTCCGCTGTCTAAAATTACATCGTTATGGATTCTGCACCTTGCAAGAACTCCTGATCCCATAAGGGTCTGCATAGCCCATTGCTCTTGATCTTCACACAAATCATGAATGCTCATTTCAACACCTCTCTTCACGTTTCACACACGTTAAGATTAACAGTGTTTTTACATGCTTTGGGAGATTTATTTTATAAAAACTCTTTTAATACAAATAGATATAATAGTTCACTATTATAGCTCCTTTAATCGAGGCGGTTCTGGTAGAGGCATCCAGTGGGTTACACCGCCAATTGGCTCATCGTCGTCGTACTCCAATGCGGCTATATAGAACCCGTCACGACGAGAATAAGAAATCCCGGACATTACAATGCCATCCGAAACAACAATAATGTCACCCGTTTCTTTCGGCATTCGCTCACTACAGCTTATCCAACCATCCGGAGTCACCGGAAGCGAGAACGGCAGCACATCTCTGTGAACAAGTTTTTGCTGTGACAGGTTATCCAGAACTTTCTGTACTGCTGCATCACCGAATACACCAAGCGCATCTGCCATAACTCCTACAACCTGATAAGCCTCAGCGCATACCGTGGATAAACCATCCGGAATTACCGGAGAGTTGCCGGGTTCTTTAATGTGCAAGCGAGGCTCACCATCTTTTGGTTCAGGCCACTGGCGCTCCATGTTGATCTTCAATTTATCTTCCATAGCAGCGGTAATTTCAGCATCGCTGATGCCAGCACGGCGCTGTGCATCCCACAACAGGAAATGCATATCAGCCCACTCGCTGAGATCGTCTGGTTCGGCTGCGGCTTCCAGAGCCTCTTTTGAGAGGTGTTTCAGTGGACCAATGGGGCCAACGCAGCCAAATGTGGAGTCAGACCATTTGGCATGCTCGTGGCGAATCAGTTCGCGTTCCAGTGATGCCAGTGCAATTCGTGCCAGTTCCATTTGTTCGCCACGAGTAAGCCCGTTTTCAAGCGGATTTTTAATGAACAATTCAATACGTTCTTTGGTAATAGTGGTCATTTGTTAGTCCTTAAACTGCTAGTTGCAATTGCATTTCAAAGCGGTCGCGTTGTTCACAATACGCAAGAGAACCAGGGCTATTGTGTGCCTCAATCCGTTCTACCATTAATGCTGCGCGTGTCTCTTTACTTGCAGGTGCATAAGCCCCAGACCAGGCTTTATCAATACCGATGTTTCGAGCGACGTTCGTACTATCTGCGCTGGCTAAGGGTAATTTTGTGAATATCAGCGGATTTAACATGCGCAATCCATGTAGTTTCGTAACCGGCTGACCATGCCCATCAACAATGTGACGAATCAGGTCTTTCATTCTGGCTACCGCAAGAGTTGGGCGCTTTACGTCATAGTCGCCACAACTACCGATAGCCACTCGCGGAAACTCATTGCACAAATGAATAAATCGCGCGTCACTTTCATTCATGTGCCACACTGGAACGCCAGCTAGTTTTCCGTGAGGCCACTCATTCAGAAGCGCATCATTTTCCTCCTCTCCGCCATCAATAATATCCGGGATAATGGCAAAATCGAATCCTGGGTGATTCTTCCAGCGAGCAACAAACTCGTAGTAATCGCTCCAGTCGATTTTGTTTTTGCCAGCTGCTTTCCAGGCGGTGAATGCACCGTTGTCCAGCGCGAACGACTGACAGTATTCAGCCGCGAGATTGATCTGGCCTGAATGCGCAAAACTGATAAACGCATGTCGCCCTTTCCATGCTCTCATTGCGCACGTATCAGGAGTAATAGGCCCACCGTGGTAGTGAATCATCTCACTCTCCTTTGATGCGAATGCCAGTAGCGCGGATTGCATCGATGACTTCAGAAACTTTGTATGCCATTACCGTTTGGTAATCATCGTGAAAATCTGTTCGATGAAGCATGCTGCTACGTTCCGGGAGCAGTATTTCCCGCGCTTCCAGTTCTGCAATGCGCTTTTTTGCTGCTTCCAGTTCATCCAGTAATTCCAGCACGGTAGCCGGATTAGCCTTGGCAACAAAATCCCGGACTGGCTTACAATCAATCTCCGCAATGGGTTGATTCGATGTGTAGCCATGCTGTCTTGTATAACTACCGTGACGAATAACGAAAAAATCACCATTTATTTTTTTAGCCTGCCACTTATCTTCACCGGCTTTCTCTGCCGCTTCACGCAGTGCCTGAGAGTTAATTTCGCTCACTTCGAACCTCTCTGTTTACTGATAAGCTCCAGATCCTCCTGGCAACTTGCACAAGTCCGACAACCCTGAACGACCAGGCGTCTTCGTTCATCTATCGGATCGCCACACTCACAACAATGAGTGGCAGATACAGTCTGGTAGTTCAGACGACGCATTTTTATTGCTGTGTTGCGCTGTAATTCTTCAATTTCTGATGCTGAATCAATGATGTCTGCCATCTTCCATTAATCCCTGAATTGTTGGTTAATACGCTTGAGGGTGAATGCGAATAATAAAAAAGGAGCCTGTAGCTCCCTGATGATTTTGCTTTTCATGTTCATCGTTCCTTAAAGACGCCGTTTAACATGCCGATTGCCAGGCTTAAATGAGTCGGTGTGAATCCCATCAGCGTTACCGTTTCGCGGTGCTTCTTCAGTACGCTACGGCAAATGTCATCGACGTTTTTATCCGGAAACTGCTGTCTGGCTTTTTTGATTTCAGAATTAGCCTGACGGGCAATGCTGCGAAGGGCGTTTTCCTGCTGAGGTGTCATTGAACAAGTCCCATGTCGGCAAGCATAAGCACACAGAATATGAAGCCCGCTGCCAGAAAAATGCATTCAGTGGTTGTCATACCTGGTCTCTCTCATCTGCTTCTGCTTTCGCCACCATCATTTCCAGCTTTTGTGAAAGGGATGCGGCTAACGTGTGAAATTCTTCGTCTGTTTCTACTGGTATTGGCACAAACCTGACTCCAATTTGAGCGAGGCTATGTGCCATCTCGATACTCGTTCTTAACTCAACGGGAGATGCTTTGTGCATACAGCCCCCCCCCATTTATTATTTATCTCCTCAGCCAGCCGCTGTGCTTTCAGGGGATTTCGGATTACAGAAAGGCCGGGAAATACCCAGCCTCGCTTTGTAACGGAGTAGACGAAAGTGATTGCGCCTACCCGGATATTATCGTGAGGATGCGTCATCGCCATTGCTCCCCAAATACAAAACCAATTTCAGCCAGTGCCTCGTCCATTTTTTCGATGAACTCCGGCACCATCTCGTCAAAACTCGCCATGTACTTTTCATTCCGCTCAATCACGACATAATGCAGGCCTTCACGCTTCATGCGCGGGTCATAGTTGGCAAAGTACCAGGCATCTTTTCGCGTCACCCACATGCTGTACTGCACCTGGGCCATGTAAGCCGATTTTATTGCCTCGAAACCACCGAGCCGGAATTTCATGAAATCCCGGGAGGTAAACGGGCATTTCAGTTCAAGGCCGTTGCCGTCACTGCATAAACCATCGGGAGAGCAGGCGGTGCGCATATTTTCGTCGCGATAGATGATCGGGGATTCAGTAATATTCACGCCGGAAGTGAATTCAAACAGGGTTCTGGCGTCGTTCTCGTACTGTTTTCCCCAGGCCAGCGCCTTAGCATTAACTTCCGGAGCCACACCGGTGCAAACCTCAGCCAGCAGGGTGTGGAAGTAGGACATTTTCATGTCAGGCCACTTCTTTCCTGAGCGGGGCTTTGCTATCACGTTGTGAACTTCTGAAGCGGTGATGACGCCGAGCCGTAATTTGTGCCATGCATCATCCCCCTGTTCGACAGCTCTCACGTCGATCCCGGTACGCTGCAGGATAATGTCCGGTGTCATGCTGCCACCTTCTGCTCAGTGGCTTTCTGTTTAAGGAATCCAAGAGCTTTCACTGCTTCGGCCTGTGTCAGTTCTGACGATGCGCGAATGTCGCGGCGAAATATCTGGGAACAGAGCGGCAATAAGTCGTCATCCCATGTTTTATCCAGGGCGATCAGCAGAGTGTTAATCTCCTGCATGGTTTCATCGTTAAGGGGGGTAGTGAATGCTTTTGCTTGATCTCAGTTTCAGTATTAATATCCATTTTTTATAAGCGTCGACGGCCTCACGAAACATCTTTTCATCGCCAATAAAAGTGGCGATAGTGAATTTAGTCTGGATAGCCATAAGTGTTTGATCCATTTTTTGGGACTCCTGGCTGATTAAGTATGTCGATAAGGCGTTTCCATCCGTCACGTAATTTACGGGTGATTCGTTCAAGTAAAGATTCGGAAGGGCAGCCAGCAACAGGCCACCCTGCAATGGCATATTGCATGGTGTGCTCCTTATTTATACATAACGAAAAACGCCTCGAGTGAAGCGTTATTGGTATGCGGTAACGCCGCGCTCAGGCGGCTTTGATAGTCATATCATCTGGATCAAATATTCCTGATGTATCGATATCGGTAATTCTTATTCCTTCGCTACCATCCATTGGAGGCCATCCTTCCTGACCATTTCCATCATTCCAGTCGAACTCACACACAACACCATATGCATTTAAGTCGCTTGAAATTGCTATAAGCAGAGCATGTTGCGCCAGCATGATTAATACAGCATTTAATACAGAGCCGTGTTTATTGAGTCGGTATTCAGAGTCTGACCAGAAATTATTAATCTGGTGAAGTTTTTCCTCTGTCATTACGTCATGATCGATTTCAATTTCTATTGATGCTTTCCAGTCGTAATCAATGATGTATTTTTTGATGTTTGACATCTATTCATATCCTCATAGATAAAAAATCGCCCTCACACTGGAGGGCAAAGAAGATTTCCAATAATCAGAACAAGTCGGCTCCTGTTT